GGCCCAACGTGCCCGCCGTGCCCACATACAGGCCGTCCGCGCCGGACCAGACAACAGCGCCAGGCTGCATCGTGAGGCTGCGGCTGGTACCGCCCTGGTCGATGGGCAGGATGCCGTCGATCTGGGTCTGGTCGGCCAGGTCCACGGCCGGGTGGCGGTGGTCCGAGCGCGAGAGCGTGAGCGCCGTGCCGGCCGAGCCGGTACCGGTGCCGGTCAGCGGGGCCGAGCTGCCGTAGTTTGCGGCAAGGGTGACGTTCGAGGACAGCGGCCCGCCGCCCGTGAGGCCGTTTCCTGCAATCACCTCGCGGCTGGTGGGCACGTAGCCCGAAATCGACAGCGGAACGGTCGTGGCGGCCGTCACGCGGCCCGTGGCGTCAACGGTGAGCTGGGGCACGCTGGTGGCGTCGCCATAGACGCCAGGCGTCACGCCCGTGTTGGCCAGCTGCGTGGGGCCGATGCCGCCCGGGGCAACCGAGAGGGTCACGTTCGAGGACAAGGCCCCGCCGCCTGTAAGCCCCGTGCCAGCAATCACCTGGCGCGAGGTCGGCACACCGGCCACCTGCAGCAGGTCACCGGCGCGGATTTTGTAGGTCACGCCCTGGTAGACGCCGACCAGCAGCGTGTCCTCCGACGGCATGGTGACCGGTACCGGCAGGTTCGTGATGCTGATCGGGATGAGGTTTGATGGGACTTGGGCCATGTTTTGAATCTCAGTCGATCACGAACAGGAACCGCTGCCCGTCCTCGGAAACGATGAACTGCGTGCCGTCCTGCGTGATCAGGCCCGAAGGATTGGTCGTCAACGGCAAATCCGGGCGCACAAACGGCAACACGATCTGGTCCTCTTGGCGCGGGGCCAGGCGGTACGGATCGTAGTTGTCCGTGTCCTCCTTGCAGACCATGAGCGCCGGAAAGTTGGGATCCGGGTTGAGCTCGGCGATCTTGAACTTTCGAGAGCAGCGCGCGCAAATGCCGAGACCATACGTCGGGTCGCTTGCATCTGGAACGATGAACTTGCCGCTCATTTCGTGTAGCACCCAATGCCAGGGTTGATGTACGTCGGCGACCCGTCGTTGTCGCCGTCCCAGGCCGCCTGGCGGGCGGCATACCATTTCTGGTCAAGCACGCCAACGAGGCCCGGGTCCACGGACGGGGTTTCGGCCGCCACGCGCGAGGCCAGGCCTGCCGTGATCGCTTCGAGCCAGCGCTGGGGCACCTCGACGTCCTGCTGCAGGTTCTCGGTGTCCATGATGTGGCGGTGACGCCACACGATCAGCTGCTGGTGCTCGGCGGCCAGGTTGGGGCTCGGCCAGAGGTTCATCACCGGCCGGGGCAGGTCGCGCTGGAACCAGTAGGTCAGCGGGCGGCCCATGAACACCTTGTTGCTCTGCGCCACGTAGGTGTCGCGGTTGAGCGAGCCCATGGGGATTTCCTGCGGCAGCGTGCCGAGGTACACCTCGCTGAGCAGCATCGGGCTGCTGCTGGTGATGCGAAACAGCCGATTGGCCATGGCCGGAACGATATCCGTCCAGGTCCACTCTCCAGCGGTTGCGATCGTGTTTTGCGTTTCAACCGTGGTCCAGACCAGGCCGTCGTTGCTGGTCTGGAAGGTCACGTCCACGGACGCGCCGGTCCACTTCATGCCCACCGTGTTGACGGTGCCCACGCCGCCGTCCTGGTCGTTGAAGTCGACGGTGTAGCTGGTCGGCAGAGACACTGTTGCGCCGGTCAGCTCCTGCAGCGTGCGCAGGTTGGCGTTGAGCACCTCGACGGTTCCGTTGTCCAGCGTGACGATGGGCTGGCCTTCGTAGAAGGGGTAGATCTGGCGCTGAATGCACCAGCTGGGGGTTTTCGTGTTGGCCAGCTCGCTGAGCAGCAGGTACAGCGACTCGAGCGCGTAGCTCTGCATTTCGGCCGTGATGGCCTGGGCGGGCAAACGGCAGCGCCGGAAGGCGTGATCGACGACCTTCAGGGCGTTGAATGTTGTTGCGCTGATGCTGCCGGAAAAGGCCATGCTAACTCCGTGTGTCGTCGTCAGATGGCCGCCGATTCAGCGCGCCCGTTGGGGTTGGGGAATTGTAGATCATGGGTGACCGGCCGACAATCCGGCCACCCCAAGGATCAACGCTTTGCAGCCTTGCGGCCTTCGGAGAGCGCGATGGCGATCGCCTGCTTGGGCTTCGTCACGACCGGGCCCTTTTTGCCCGAGTGCAGCTCGCCCGCCTTGAACTCGCTCATCACCTTGCCGACCTTGGCCTGGCTCACTTTGCCGCCAGACTTCATGGCCAGCATCGGCTCGCGGGGAGCGACCGGGACCATCTTGCGCATCGGTGCCTCGACCTTGCGGCTGGTCATGGCTGCCTCGCGGCGCATGGTGGGCGTGGCCGCCATTTCGCGCTTGTCCACGGCCTCCATGCGGGGCATCTTGGCCTGGCCGCCCTTGGCCAGCTTGAGCGTGGGCAGATCGGGGGCCACGGGCTTGGAGCCCTTGATGCCCGGGTTCTTGTTGCCCTTGATGCCCAGCTTGCTGTCGTCCTTGAGCATGTTGTTGCCCGCGAAACCAGGGGCCTCGACTTTGCCGCCTTTGGCCAGCTTCGTCAGGGGCTCGCCCTTGTGCAGCGCCTTCTCGTGCTTGTGCACAGCCTTGGCGATGACCTTCTTGTCCATGGCCACATCGCTGTGGACCTTGCCGCCCTCAGCGTAGCAAGCGCCACCCTTGGCGTAGCCTTTGCCGGACACCTTGCCGCCCATGGCGTACTTCACAGAGCCGTCTTTGCCCTTGGTGCCGAAATCGAACTCTTTGACGTATTTGCATCCCATGGTGCTCTCCAATCAGTCCCGATTCACCGGGCTTTTGAGGTTGTCGATCTTGCGCTCAAGCCGGTCGAAACGATCGAGCAGCTGTTGCATGTCTGCGCGAAACTCTGCGCGCGTGATGTGGTCGCGGGCCACTTCTTCGCGGGTGCGGTTGAGCAGAATGCCGAGCCGTTGAAGCTCGTCAAACTTGCTCTTGAGCAGGAAGCCCATAACGCCCACCACTGCGCTCAGCACAACGTTCCAGACCATCATTTCCATGACGCTAACCTTCCGCGTCCTGGGACTTACGCCAAGGCGTAGGTCTTGATGCACTCCAGCGTGATCGTGTAACGATCGCCTGCTGCAGCGCCAACGGTTGAGAACCGCACATCGCCAGTCTTGCCCGTTCCAGCGTTATTCGGGAAGCCACCGAACGAGCTGTAGTCCATCAGGTAGAACTGGTTTTCTGGAATGGTCTCGCAGATCAAATCCGTGTCGGCATCCCAAAGGATATCCACAGACATGCCCTGAGTTTGCGCCCAGATCTTGTTGATCTTGACGCCGTTGCAAGCCAGGCCGGCCGCGTTGGGGGTCAGGGTCGAAACGTCGATTTTCAGGACGGCCGACTCGCCGGTGCCGTCGCTGATGTTGGTGAACTTGCCGATGAACAGGCGCTCACCGTCAAGGATTGTTTGAGAGGTTACTGCGTCTGCCATGGTGATCTCCTGAGTTGAAAAACAGGGGCCGAAGCCCCCGCGTCAATACGACAGGGGATCAGCTCAGGGCAGCGCCGACGGCGGTAACCCAAGCAGAGCCGGTGCTGATGACGAGGCAGTGCTCGTTGTTGCCTGCGCCGTTGTCGTTGATCAGGCGGACCTGGCCAGCGTTGGAGGCGGCGGCAGCGGGCAGAGCCGAGGTGGCGACGGCCACCAGGTCAACGAAGTTTGCCAGCGTAATGTCGCCGGTGACGTTGCCGGTGATGTTGCCGACAAAACCGTTCTGAGAAGTAACCGGACCGGAGAAGGTGGTAGATGCCATGATGATTCCTCACATGCGAGTGTTGCGCAGCCGTCTGCATGTCGTCGGCCAGGGCGGGCCGTCTGCTGCGCTGGTTGAAGATGCCCAGCAAAACCCCCGCCTTGTGGGCAGGGGTTTCACTTGACGCCTTAGACGCCGGCGGTGCCGAACACAGCGCGCGGGTCAGTCCAGCCCAGAGCGTAACGCTCGGTGGCCTTGTAACGCATGCTGTCGGTTTCAAAGTCGCCTTCCATGGACTTTTCCAGACCACGGCGCATCATCAGCTTCAGACCTTCGGGGGCGTCGGTCTGCACCCACCAGGCGGTGGTGCTGGTGATACGAGACAGGTTGGCTTGGCCTTCGGCCAGCAGACCCATCGACTTCACCGGGTTGATGTCGTTGTCGGCGGTGCCGGTGCGCAGCACAGACTTCAGCAGGACCTCGGCCTGGAACACGTTGGAAGGACCGGAAACGATCTTCTTGGGTGTCAGGCGGATACGCTTGCCGTTGTTGTCAACAGCGTTGCGGATCTGGATGAGGATCTGCTCGAGCGAGGTCTGAGACAGAGCGGCGGCGGTGGCCA